CACTAGCATATCACGATATTTTGTGATAAGTTCTGCTTCTGTTTTGATTGTGCCTTGGAGATCGATATAAGTTCCATAGGAGGCGCTAGAAGAAATAACAGCGGCTGTATCGGCTGTATCTCTTTCTACGAAACTGATTGCAGCGTTTGCTACGGGTGATTCGTATGGTTGTTTTTGGCGTTCAAATTCAAAGCCGAAAAGTTTACCTAATGATCCAAAAGCAGAAATTGTAATTGTCCTTTTTTAATTGATATGCATTTATTTATTACAGGAGAGTTGAAATGTATGATTTACAGAACAAACTAGGATATGCATCTGATTATTCTTCAATATTTCATAAGTCTGTTGAACGAATTCTCAATAGAATGGATAACAACGAACCATTCTCTTTAGACGCTGCTCATAGAAATCTTCAGAAGCTTCAAAAGAGCTTGATAGACCTTGAGCATCAGATTATGGTTCAACAAGGTCTAGTGAAAAAGGAAGATATCAAATGAAAATTCGTCTTGTGTGTGATGATGGTGCTGTATTTCTTTCTGATGAATTTGAAGGTGTAGGAGATGTAGGAGTTATTACATTTCGAGGAAGACATTTCTCTTTCTTTGATTTCAGATCGGCCACTACTGGGGACTTCTTATAATACCTTATATTCTAAGCGGAATTCCTGCTGTCATTCTTCATGAAAAAGTCTATGGAAATGATGAACAATCTCGTGAGTTAGAGGGACCGGAACTTATTTTCTTCCCTCCACTTATGATTGTCATTTATTCTATTGTTTTAGGATGTAGATGGTTAATAAAAAAATGGAGCCCTAAAGCTCCATTATAGTTTGTCGTCTCTTTTTTAGTTATTTATTAACCTACTGAGTCGATCTGACCAAGATAAGATGTAGATGTTGAATTTTTCCATGGATTTTCTCCACCATCAGCAGGAGCAAAGTTATCGAATGGAACTTCTACTTCAAATTCTGCGATTCTGTCTGTGCCTTCCCATGAAAGAGCAATCTGACCTATAGTCTTAGGCCATCCATTAATAATCTGATATTGACGAATTGGACCACCATCTTTAGAATAATGTGTGACATTCCAGTTTGTCTTGTAAAGTTCACCATCGAAGTTGGCTTGCATAACGTTTGATTCAACACGATTGATTGCGTTGTTCCAAGCTTCAAACATAGCTCTTGTCATGTAATCTTCGTCAAGCATAACTGTAATACGCCAGTTATCCCATACTCTATCACCAGCAGACTTAATTTTTCTTCCGAAGTAAGGAATTCCTACTTCGCCTAGATGAAAAGCAGGAATTGAGGCTGCTTTGCATGTGAATGTAAGCTTATTTGTTGCACCTGGATCGATACCAGCCAAAGGAGTAGGAAGAGTTAGTTGAATATCAAATTTATCAACTCTTGCCCCACCAAAGATAAGACCTTGCTGAATGAATTGGTTTAGATCAAAAGCCATATAAATTGTTCTCCTATAAGAATCTTTTGTTGTTATTTATTATTTTCTAAATCCTACTTGACATGGATCGAAATTTATATTAATCTCAATTTATCAGATAGGAGACGCACATGAAAATCCGCACAGAGTTTATCTTTCCTCCTATTCCTGTCCGTGATTTTGATTGGACTGCTGTTGATGACGACACTTACGATGGCGCTCCAGACTCTAAAACACGTAATCAGATTGGTTATGGTCGAACAGAAGAGGAAGCGATAAAGAATCTTCTGGAAATTTTGGAAGAAGACAAGGAGAGTTGATCATGGCAAAGGGTGATAATAACTACATTCAACGCCTCAAGACTGAACGGGATGCTGCTGAGAAGGATTTGCAGACAGTATTCAATATGCTTGTCGAGTTGGAGACTTATCTTCTCAGTTACAAGTTTCATGGACCGGACAATGATTATGTCTATGTTTCGACTGATATGCTTCCCAAAATTTCTCTTATCCGTCATGCAGCTTGCGAAGGAAATTTCTGATGACCTATGAAGAAATCTATAAAATCCTTTATGTTTGTGTTCCTAATGAAAAGGACATGGAAGAAGCTCGTCATGAAATTGCTCATTTTACTGATGAGGAATGGCATAATTGGATTGAATATAAGAATTCGATGCAAGGGATTTATTTCTGATGGATATCATTTTTAATCATTTTGCTCACTCTTCTGATATCTGGGCTTTTAGTAGTCTGGAGCTTGGGAAAAAGAAATTTGAAGCTCCTACATTCCTTATTTTTATGTTTGGAGCCATTGTCTGGCGAATTATTTGATTGACTTCTTCTGAGATTATGATATAAATTGAAAATCGAATTGAAGGAGTTTGATCATGAGCACTATGTTTCTTGTCAAGAACCAAGATCGGTTGGAATTTTCTGGTCATTTTAGCGTTAGTGTTGCAGTCCAACACGCAAGAAAGCTTGAAGAGAAATATGGTGAGCCCTTCTATATCGAGAAGGTTTTGTATGAAGATGGCGGCTATAATACCATATATTTTGTTTATTGGGGAATGGCCGATCATACTGAATTGATGGAGACTGTGAAATAAAAAGGGAGCTTTTGGCTCCCTTTAATTCTTAGAACTGTGAAGATTCCACAGAAGAGAATGTTACAGAATCGGAGACAGCTACGAAGTCGATTCTCATATATTCTGCTACTCTTGCTGGCTTGATATAGATACCAGCAACGAATTCATTAGCATCAACAACATCAGCAGTATTATTGCTTGAGTCACAGATAACAATGAAGTCATAAATACCTCTTGCGCCTTGAACAGTTTTCAAGAATGGATTGACCATATTCTTGAATTCTGTCTGAAGGAATGCATCATTGATTTCGAAGTCCAAAGTCTTTACAGCCTTGGCAATGCTTACTTCTAGATAAATGAACAATCTTCTAACATTAATACGATTGAACGCTGATGACTGAACTGTAAAGGTTCTTTGTCCATCTAGATAAACGCCATATCCAGCTTCAGAAACAATTGGATTGATTGCGTTTGGATATAGATAGTCACGGTCTGTTTCCTGAGGGTTATAAGCAAGCTTGGTAACATTGTTGATGAGACCACGATTGATACCAGCAGGAGCGAACCAAGGTGCTGCTACAGCGTCTGTGAAGGCACAGCAACCAGCTACGTCACCATTCATAGGAATCCAACGATAGATATTGTTGTATCTGTCATACTGATACTTATATCCAGTATCCAAAACAAGATAGGTTGATGGATTGATAAATGAAGACCAGTTAACGATACTTACAGCTTCTTGACCAGAATTATTTAGAACTGTTGCCTTATCAGGAGATGCGAATACAACGCAATCCTTAGGCTTTCTAAGAGGTAGAATGTTCTGAACAATCCAGTTTGCAAGTTGGAAGTTATTATAAGTTCCACCATTAACGACACCTGTTCCACCTAGAGGATGACCAGTGATCATTAGAGAGATTGGAAACTCTTTAGAAGTGAATAATTGCCATCCGTTTGCAAGGGTCTGAAGTGTAGTTGCTGATTCGCTATCTCCGTCCTGTCCTAGAACAAAGTTTAGATTTAGAGGATCAGTTGTTGTTGCATTCACTAGGTTAAGTGATGTATTTGAAACAACGCCAGCACGATCATTAACAGCCCAAATATATTTTGACTGCTGATTGATAACATTTCTGTAGTAAGCTGTTGAAGCATCAGCATTTATCGCATCTGTAGCAAATGACAAATTATTATATGTTTCAAGAATTGTTCCAGGAACGCCAGAAAATGATCCGCCTTGATCGACAACAACAAAGCTTACTTGGTCGATAAGTGAAGAATTTGCTGTAGCTGCTAGAACTGAAGGAGTTTCTCCAGGAGCAGTTACATAATTATAAAATTCCCAATAACGTCTTACTGTGTTTGCAGTAACATTATATGGAACTCTTAGAGAATTCTGGAAATTAAATGTTACAGCAGTTACAGTTGCATTTGTTATAGCATTAGAGAAAGCAGTAATTTTCAAAATATTGCTTGTTGCTGTTCCAACATTTGAATTTCCGATAAGAAGATTATCGCCTACAGTAAAGTTCTGAAGCAATGCTGTAGCAAAGATATTACCAGTAGCAACGTTTGATCCAGCAGTAGGAGTGATAATCAAAGTTCCTGTATTTGCACCGATATTTACAGATAGAGACCCTGTATATGAGTTACCAGCACCGTTTCCAGAGACGATTGTTCCTGAGAATGAAACGTTTGAAGAATAAGCTGTAGGTGAGTCGCATTGAGCAATTCTTAGTGAATTTCCTAAAGCTCCAGGATATTTTGCAATAAACAGAACGTTGGTATCTGTGAATGTCTGAGTCGCAAAGGTAAGGCTGTTCAAAACAACGTCGTTTAAGATGTTGACAATTGCACCTGTATTTGCTACGGCATTAACTGCTGTATTGCTTGCTGCTGTATTTCCTGAACCATTTGCAGTTGTGTTTGCTGTTCTACAAACCCAAAGAGCATTTGAATATCCAAGGAAATTCGCTCCAGAGAACCAAGTTTCAGCGTTTAAGTTGCTTGGTGGTCCGAATTGCTGAGCCAACTGCTGTTCTGAGCCAATCAAGGTAGGAAGAAACATTGGTCCCCATGTATAAATACCAGCAATAGCACCGGCTGTTGTTGAGGTTCCTGTAACTGTTGCAGTTAGGTCAATTTCTCTTGTATAAACACCGGGACTTAGTGGAAATGACATATTTTTTGAATCCTTCTTTATTATTATTCTTTTGATTGTATTTATTTTTTTTGATATCTCTCCAATTAGCTGTTGACTTCTTCTCAAATTTTGATATTATTACAAAATCGAATCAAGGAGACATGCCATGAATAACCCGACAACTGATCTTAGCTTTTATTCTGATGCAGACCTTTTGAGGATGGCTCTTACGATGCTTGATGTTGCAAAAGAACAACAGAAAGGTAAAAATAAATGGCTGACGAATAATTCCACATTGGAAGCTATTCGACAAAGAGTTGAGGATAATACTCATAATTGGAAATATTCGAATTTGAATGGTCAAAATAAGACTTGACTTCTTTTTCTATCAGTTCAAGGATTGATATTATGAAATATCTTCTAATGCGTAAAAAGATTGTTGATAAATATGGTAATTCAAAATGGTTTTTTATCAATGATTTCAATTCATTGGAAGAAGCCACGAAAGAAAAAGAAGAATATGAAAGAAAGACTATTGACATTAAAGGTCACAAGCATTATGAATATATGATCGTTGAAGATGAAATGAAGGAGATTTAATATGTTTGGTGTAATTTGTGAACTATGGGGTGTCGATCCTTGGGGTGAGGCTTATTCAGGTGGTGAGTTGCTTGAAGTTGAAGTCTGCCTTGAAGAAGTTGAGGAAGTCAAGGCTAAGTGGGAAGGAATGAATTTCTTCACTTGGATTGTCTTTAAAGAAGAG